TCAATTTGGCAAATAGGGTATCAAATGATTATCGGATTTAATGATGAATTATTAGAGTGTGTTAGCACTAAATTAAAACAAGAGCAAGACAAGTATTTTGATGCTATGTTTGAGGACAGGGATGAAGATGCAAACAAGCACAATATGAGAATCAAACATTTAAAAAAACTTATCAGAAATGGTGAGGAATTTATACCTAAATTTTAACTAGAGAGGAGTGGCTATGGCTACAAAAAGAGAGAGGTTGAACACACTCTATAAAAAGTTCGGATTAGAAACAGAAGATACATTCAAACACGCTCATTACACTATTTTGACACGAAGTGGCATTGAGAAGGTACAGAGAGGGTGTGAAATAAAAATAAGCTATGAGGTTATTGTCTGTGAGCCAGAATTTGCATGTGTCAAGGCAACTGGAATTATGGGTAACACTACAGTCGAAACATTTGGTTCTGCTAAGAGAGGAAAAGTGCCAACAACTAAAGGTGATGGTTCTACCTCATCATGGTATGTAATGGAAATTTGTGAAAAAAGAGCATTATCAAGATGTGTTTTAAAACTTGCAGGTTTGTATGAACTTGGTCATATGGGCGAAGATGAGTCTGAGGACTTTAAAGCACCTACTAGAAGTCAACAAGTTAGCACAGAAATTAAAAGATTAACAGATGAGTTAAAGGATAAGTCATGTACTTTGGAAAGAGCCAAAGAAATCATGGAAGATATGCAAGAGCGTGAAGCAGAAAATCCTAACTCACCTTGGATGGCAGTTATTAATACTGTGATGAATGAGTTTGGAGATTTATCACATCAACCTACAGATGATTTATAGAATTAGCAGGGTTTGACTTTCCAATGCTATTCGGCTAAATATCAATCCTCGTTAGGCATTTACTCCATAGGTGCTTTTTGGTATTTAGTCGTTAGGTTAAGAATAAGTTTGGTGCTTGGGTCTACCATAAGTGACCCTTTATTTAACTAAGGAAAAAAAATGAGCGAATATGATAATACAAATAGTGGTGCATTATGGAAGAGCAAGTTTACTGATAATCCCAAAGCACCTCAATATACAGGTCATGTAGATGTTGAAGGAGTTGAATGGAAACTTTCTGCTTGGAAAAGTTCAAGTGATAACCCTAAAGCACCTGTTTTAAATTTTCAATTACAAAAGGCATCAGATATACCACAACAAGCTACGCAACAAAAAGCACAAGCAACGCTTGAAGATGATGTACCTTTTTAAATGATTACTAAAAAACAAAAAGAAAATCTTGTGACAATTGATGGTAAAGAATATATTGTAAACAAGAAAAAAAAAGGTATTAATAGGTCTTTAGTTTATACACTTAATGATGGTACTAAGTTGACAGTAGAAATGTTAGCTAATAAATTAAAGTGTCGAAACTCATGTGCTAGGGCGAGGTTAAATGCCTCGTCTGACCCAAAAAGAATTTTTAAGAAAGTGCAAATAACAGAAGGTAGAACTAGAAAGACAAATGATATTGCACATCTTATAGATTCTCGTAGTTGGTACAAAGACCCATTAACTAAATTAATGCTTAAATAGGAGAAGTTATGTTAGTAATATGCCCACATTGTGCAAAACCACATGAAGTTGAGGCTAAAAAAAATACAAAGCCACCAACTGATGAGGAGTTGATTGAGTTTGATATATTTAGAGAGAATTACAAAGGTAAGAAAAGAGGTTTGATTACTGAAATGAATAACTTTGTAAAAAAACATGAGGATTGGAGAGAAGTTTTACCAATGCTTAATAAGTTGCATGTAGAGTATGGAACAAGTAAAAAATACATACCACATTTCCAAACCTTTATAAATCAAAGGCAATGGGAGATGTATGAAATTAAATCAGTAAGGCTATATAAACCATATGGTGATGAATATGATTGGAGGAATCAATAATGGACACAGTACAAATTAAAAAAGTAGATAGATATACAAGAGCAGGTGAAGATGGAAGAGTAATAGTCTGTAAATGCAATGCTCCAATAAGAGTTTTTCATTTTTCTTGGACTGCTATAAAGTGTGTTGATTGTGGTCAAGATGTAAAAAAAGAAGAGTACACAGTAGGCTTAACAGAAGAGCAGAAATATAAATGGGTCTGGGAAGGTCGCAAAGGACATAAAACTTTAGTTAAAAGAATTAATACTGCTTTAGTTGATGTTGAAGATATGGATATTAATAGAAGCGATTATCCAGATTTTTGTGATAGTTATATAGTTGAGGCTAGTTGGGCAGATGGTTCAAAATTAATTGATGAAGAATTAGATGAACTCAATATGGATGGTGATTACCTATACAAACAAATTGAACATCATTTATATTAGGAGATTTTATGTCAATACAATATTTTGGAACTAAAATGCAAATGCATCAACAAAGAGTGCAACTTGACAAAGAACAAACAATAAAAACTAAAGGAGTTAGTATGAGATATGTTAAAAGATTTTTGATTTATGCCTCATTTTTATCAACAATAGTATCTGCTAGTTGTTTAATTTATATAGTCCAATGGCTTGAAGCATTAAGGAAAGGGTGGCTAGTATGAAATACGATTCACTAGATGCAGAAAATGCAGTCGTTGGTGGTTTGCTTATCGATCCTTGTTGCGAAAGAGTTCTTGCGACAAGATTAAGAGAAGAAGATTTTAGCAATAAAAAGATTGGCTATATTTTTAGAACCATTATGAACATGCATATTGACAGTAAGCCAATAGATATTGTTACAGTCAGAGATTTTATAGAAAATGATTATCAAACTAAAGACAGAACTTGGATGGTAACTTTTGAGGATTTAGCTTTAGTAGCAGAAAATTCTACAGGAACACAAAACATTGAATCTTATTGTAGGCATGTAAGAGAGTGTCGAATTAAAAATGAAATTGAAAATTTTAAACAAGGCATTAATTATGATAATTATCAAGATACTGTTTCTGGAATACAAAACCTAGAGTTAGAACTTGAAGATAAAGATGAGAGTTCAATAAAAGCTATTGTAGGCAAGACTGTAGATTACATGCAGAATTTAACAACTAAGGGTATTGGGTTGCCTACTGGATTTAAGTCTTTAGATGCCCTAATTACTGGCTTTAGACCAGAAACTTTAACTGTTATAGCAGGTAGACCAAGTATGGGTAAATCTACCCTGGCCCTAAATATTGCAGATGAAGTATCTAAGCGTAATAATGTACTGTTTTATTCTTTAGAAATGAGTCAAGTACAGTTAATGCTAAAGATGGCTGCCTCCCATTCCTCAGTACATTTAACTAAAGTTAGTAAGCAAAGCATGTCAGATGATGAAGCAGAGATTTTTTACAAATCTTTATCTAATCTTGGTAATCAAAATATGACAATTATTGATAAATTTGGAATGACTGTTCATGACATTGTTAGTAAGTCAAGACAACTTAATAGTGAAAACAAGATTGATATGATAGTTATTGACTATTTACAAATTATTAAGTATGACAAAGGCAAAGAAATACATGAGTTAGGAAACATAACTAGAGAATTAAAATTCTTGTCTAAAGAGTTAGGAATACCTATAATTCTTTTATCTCAGTTGAGTCGTGGGGTAGAGCAAAGAGAAAATAAAAGACCCTTTATGAGCGATCTACGCTCCTCTGGTGAAATTGAACAAGATGCAGATTGTATTATTATGGTTTATAGAGATGAATATTATCATCCAGAAGAAACTGTAGATAAAGGTTTAGCAGAACTTATAGTTGCCAAGAATAGAATGGGTGAAATAGGTTATGTTAAGACAGAGTTTCATGGTCAGTTTTCAAGATTTAATGACATGGAAATTAATATATATAACAAGGAGTAGTAAATGAAACTAAGTAATGAAAAATTAGATAGTGAAGTATTAAAAATGGTTACTAGAATGTTAGAAGATATGGCTAATGATGAGCAAATAGGTGAGTTTGGTCGTGAAAATGCAAATTCCACACTTAACATGATTGGAAAAACTTATATCTTATTGGCACAAAATAATGAAGATGAATAAATTTTAATACCTATGACTAAAATAAAACAACAAGATGGTAGACCACTAGAAGATTGGGTAAAGCATTATGAACTGACTTTAACAAGGCTTGATGATGATTGGAGTCCTTTAACAAAAAATGATAGTCGGTATGAGGTTATAAATTTAGCAAGTGTATGGAAATATTTTCGCAATCAAGAACATAATAGAAGCAAATTAGTTGAAACAGGAACTGTTGAAGTTGAGTTTCATAGAGATGATTGGGATGAAAAATTTAATGACAAAAAAATACATAAGTTATTACATGATAAAAAACTGTACGCAATGGAACTCTTGTTACAAGAATATTTAAATCGCTTTGTAATTGAAATAAATGAATGGGAAGATGATGAGTAAGATTACTGAAAGTGCCAGAGGTAAGCAATGTCAACTTAGGTTGGAGGGTTGCTTATCTCCTAATACCGAAACTACTATTTTTGCACATTTAAATGGGGCAGGTATGGCTATGAAACAAAGGATTAATAATTTTGATTTTGGTTTTTATTCGTGTGCCAACTGTCATGATTTATATGATGGAAGAATATCACTTGCTCCACCAATAGAAAAAGAATGGTTGGAATTACAAGTCCTAAGAGCAGTAATGAAAACACAAATGATAATGGCTAAAAACGGGATAATTTAAATGAAAAATAACATTAAGTTAATAGCAATATTGTTTATAATTGGATACATATCTGGTTGTAATATGATGAACGAACAACTTAGATGTCATCCTATAGAGTCTAATGAATGTATAGGTTGGTTAGGTGATAAACCTATTTATGACGAGTTGTAAGAAATTAAGGTACTCAAATATTATTTAATTATATTATTACATTAGTGCTTCCAAAGGTAAATATAACTAATGAGTGCCTTAATTTGTTATAACTAGGAGAGAAAGTATGGAAAAAATAATGGAAGTTTTAAACACAGTCCTAAAAAATAGATCCTTAACAGTTTTTCTAGGAATTTGTGTGGTCGCTTTATTCTTTGGATGGGTTGGTGGCTAATACAGTACACGACAATATCAAAAACCCCTCACACTATACTCAAGGCAAGATAGAGGCTAAGACATTTATAATTGACCAAGATATGACTTGGGCAGTTGGAAATGCAGTTAAATATCTTGTTAGGTATAGATGGAAACATAAAGGTGAGGGGCGAATCCAGGATCTTAGAAAAGCCATAGAAAATATTGACATTGAAATAGAAAAATTATTATTGCAAGATAATAAAAAATGACTCACAGAGTTATACATAAAGAAAAACCTAAAGAAGCAGTATTTAAATCGTTAGTGCAAGATTTTTTTGTAGAAAATCCTGGTGTAAATATTGCAACAGTTTCTATTGAAGAGGGTAAGCCTAAACGATCACACGCTCAGAATAGATTATATTGGACATGGGTTGGAATTATAGCCTCAGAACTAGGTTATACAAAAGACGAAATGCACATTATTTTAGGCGATCGATTCCTAAAAAAAATAGAAGTTGTAACAAAGAAGGGTAAAAAAATTGCTCAGATACCATCAACTACACAATTAACAGTTGATGAATTTATAGATTATTTATGCGAAATTGAAATGTTATGTGAAGATTGGAATATGACTCTTCCTCACAATGATGATTATCAACTAGCAATTCATGGAAATGCCAAGGTATAGTACAAAAGCTAAAAGATATCAAATACTAGATGAGATAACTGAAAACACGAAAGATGCTTTAGAATTGGCAAGGGAAGAAGATACACCTAGAGATGTTGAAATTAGATTTTTATTAGCCTTAGTTGTTAAAGATTTAGATGTCCTAAGAGGCGAAGAGTATGGGGAAAAAATATAAGAGGATTGCTTTAAAGTTTAATCTAAATCCAGTTCCTGCCGCCAGACCAAGAGTTTCCAGATGGTCTACATACTACCCAAAGAAGT